TCGCTTTAAGCCAATTGGTACGTTGTCGCCCTGAATCTGTTTGTAGAATAGACTAAGAACCTGCTGTTTGTAGCAGAATTCATTCTCAGGTACTATTATTGACGATGCGTGAAGTCCGAACCTGTCAGATTGGTGGCTTTCCTTTTCAAGTATCTGCCTTAGAAACTTAGATTCAAGCTTAGCATTTGCAGGAAGGTAAAATAGCTTGTTAAGCTTCTGTTCTATTATTAAAGCTTCTGTGCCATTAGAACCAGCTTTGATTGCTCCACGTTTAATATCATCTACTATGGAAGCCATTAGTCATCGTCCTCCTCATCATCTACGGAGCTGCCACGCTTCCCCTGTTTCATTAGTTCCTTTCTAATGGTTGGAATATCATCAAAGGATACGAAGCCCCTGTCGAACATCATGGGGAGTTCTGCCTCCATCATAGGATTGCACACCTTGGACTTCACTACTTTACATTTCATTATCAAGCCAACCTTTTGGTTAACTGCTGCATTTTTAGGGTCCTTGTTCGGTATCTCAATCCAGCCTTTTCTGCCAACCTGCATTCTAATGCTACTGTAATGTTTAATTGCCCTGCCTCCTGGCGTGTCTGTTTTTTCACCAAACATCATGGCGTCCATTTTATCCCTGACTTGATTTATTAGAATTACCGTAGTGCCAGTAAATTCGCATATTTCCTCAAGTTCTGGGAGGTACTGGTGCATTAAACGGGCCACTCCACCCATTCGCTGGTTTACTGCTTCGTCTTTGTCAATGCCTTTGTGCAACTTTTCTTTATCTTCCTTGGGCTTACATGCGGGAACTGAGTCAAGTATGATCAATGGCATTCCAGCTTGGGCGAATTTCATCATCTTAGCCATTGCCTGTTCGCCGTACTTGGCACGGTATATGAACATCTGCTTAGGCCTATTCCCAAAGGATGCTGCTCTCTGTGAGTCGAACGTTCCTTCAATGGGTATATATAAACCCATATCATGCAGTGACATTAGGTGGTAACCAAGCGACGTTTTGCCGCTGGATTCAGGGCCAAATATTTCAATGATTCTACCCTCTGGACCACCGCCACCCCAAATATAGTCTAAGTCCTCAATTCCAGTTGACCAACGTGCAATCTTCAAAGCAGACTTTTTGGAACCAATAGGAAATATACTTCCTACACCTTCCTTCTGCTCAATCGTTTTGCACATCTGCATGATCTTCTCTTTGTTTGTTTTTGCCATCTACATTCCTTTCATGTACAACGTTGCATTGTACTTTGTCACTCTGTTAATATAAGTGTCAAAGTTAAACTCTAAAGCACCATTGTCGATCAACGCATTAACTACTCTGGAGTTTACTGAACGTTTTGGCACCCTTGACATAAAGTCGTCCATTGATTTGTATGTGCCGTTCTTCTTGCGTTCTTCTTCAATGGTTAGTGCCGCTTTGTCTCCGACGTTCTTAATTACCATTAGTCCTTCACGGATAACTGGTTCGCCTTGGAGCTTACCGATTGAATCACTAGCAGTATAATTTACGTGGGGTAACATTACTACGCAGCCATCAGCAACGGCTTTGCTTTTGAATTTCTCCCGCTTGCCAATGTCCTCTTGGTACTTCAAAACTATTGACCAGAATTGAATGGGGAAATACACCTTGTACCACATTTGAAGAACAGAAAGCATGTTGTAAGCAATCGCGTGGCCCCTGTTAAATGCGTACCCTAAAACCATTTCCAGAAGTTGTTGGGCTGCATCCTTTGTCATGCCTTTCTTTATTGCACCGTCAAGAAACACCTTGCTCCATGCCTCTCGATCTTCAAGCTTCATGTGATGCGAATCAGAGCGAACCAACTTGTCCGTTATGTCCCACGGGACGTCAGCCAAATCTCTGCATATTCGCATAATCTGCTCTTGGTAGATGATAATACCATGTGTCGCTTTAACGTGCTTATACCAAGCCGTGTCAGTTACTGGGTTATCTTTCGCCGCTGCATACTGCTCATGCATTCTCAGTGATAACGGTCCAGGCCTATTCAACGAAGAAGCAGCGGCGACGTCCTCAAAGTTAGTAACTCCAATATCTACACACATTTGAACTGGTGTCGGGGAAGTGAATTGAAATATTCCGTCGCATCGCCCTTCTCGAAAGAATCTATAAATTTCCGGGTCGTCAATTACTTCATAAATGTTTCTGTGTTCTCCGGATATTTTGGCCATTTCATCCACCATAGAAACTGTTTTTAACCCTAAAATATCCAGCTTCAATGTTTTCAAATATTCAACGTCATTGAAGTCGAATGCTGTTTTAAATAGGCCACCCTGCTTTTGTATACCAATTCTGTCCCACAATTTACCTTTCGTAATTGCAACCGCAGCAGCGTGCTTTCCGAAGTATCGTATCATGCCAAACAGTTTACAAAAGTGTTTAATGATGTCAGGGTACAGCTTATTGTATGGTCTAACGTTATGATCTTCCATTAGTTCTTCAAAGCTGATATACAAACTACCAGGAACCTCATAATCAGAAAGGAGCTTTTTCAGCCTCGCCACTTCTTCTTCTGGCATATCATACTGCTTTGCCAAATCACCAACCAAATACTTAGCTTTATAGTTTCCGTACGATGTTATCTGTGCCGACTGATCTGGGTATTTGTCAAGGATGTACTCGATCACCTCATACCGTCTATTGGTACAAAAGTCTAGGTCAATGTCTGGCGACTTCTTTTTATCCATCCTTAGGAACCTATCAAAGTCATTGTGAAAGAAGATTGGGTCAACATCTGTGATGCCTAGGCCATACGTTACCAAACTGTTGCCAGCTGAACCACGACCAGGACCAACGGCGATGTCATTATCTCTGCAGTACTGAACATAATCTTGCACCAATAAAAAGTAATCTTGAAAGCCATGGTGTTTAATTACTGGCAATTCGTACTTTAAGCGATCTTTGTATTCGCCTGTCCATTTGCCTTCCCGCTTTAACGTTCTGATACATCCAGATTTAAGTGTTTGGTAGCTCTCCTCTGGCGTGTCACCGTAAGCGGGTACTTCAAGTTCAAAGTCCAGCATAGTTTCGTGTTCGATCTTCTCAACGAGGCCTTTCATTGATAAACAAATTGACTTTAGCAATTGTTTGTTGTCGTGCATATCCATGAATGCTTTTGCAAATCGTTTCTGAGAATGCATATACCTGTGTTCGTAATGTTCTCCGTAACTCGTGCCTAACATTTTATGCATCATTAGGTACGTGTCGTAATCATCAGGGGAAACAAAATGTGAATCAGAAGTCATTACCAATTCAATGTTCAGCTTGCTTGCAAGTTGTATTATTTTAGCATTCGTGTACGTTTGTAAGTCTACTCCATTATGTTTTTCGTTGATCTTAAATGGCTGAACTTCCAAGTAAAAGTCATCACCGAATATTCGCTTGAACTTTTTGGTAATTTTAATTGCTGAATCAAAGTTACCTTTTTTGATTAACTTTGGAATTAAGCCTGCAACGCAAGCTGAAGTGCAAATTAACCCTTCGCTGAATTGTTCTAAGTTTTCAAATGTAACTATTGGCTTTTTGTAAAACGTTTCCTTTGCAGATACATTTGTTAAGTTCATCAAAGAAGTCCAGCCTTGGCGATTCTTTGCGAATAAACACAAATGGTACGTGTTTTTGTCTTTATCGAAACTTGGCTGAAAGTACGCCTCCATTCCCATTACCGGAATGATACCTTCGTTTTTGCAAGCCTCGTAATGCTTAACTAAGCCACTAACGTTACCATGATTGGAAAGGCCAAGCGCAGGGTACCCGAGTTCTTTTGCCCTTCGAGCAGCCTCCCTTGCCTTTCCAAAACCATCAAACGTACTAAATTCATCATGCCTATGTAGATCAAAAAGGTAATTGCGAAAATCCATTTATTTTTGTAATTGTTCCGAATATTCTTTTACTAGCGAACGCCTACTACTCCTGTTAAGGAACTCAATATCTTCTTTAAATACTTCTAAATATTCATCAAATATACAACGTGCACCAACATCCGTTCCACGCAATTCACTCCGTTGCCGACCGTAAATAAAGTCCTCTCTGTTCCACTCCCACTTGTCATTTGTTTCGTCGGGTACGTACAAACTTGTGGATTTACCAGTTCGTGCTGTTTTGATGTAAAACCAGCTTGGCTCGTCAATGTTGATCACATCGTATAAAATAGGAAAGCGTGCCAACATTTGCATGTACATTTGGTACGCCATAACGTTGTCTGTTTCCGGCTGAATCATTCGATCAATGCGTTGGTTGATAAAATGAATTGCGTCCTTAATGCTCATACTCATAAAGTAGTATGTTTCAAAGCACCTAGGCAAAACGTACCGTGCATCCATAATTGTGATTTCTTTTGTGTCGATAATATCGCAATACAGCTGCTTTGCATCTTCCATTAACTTCTGATACCGCTGGTAAATTTCGCTACTGTTTTGAATAGCACTAGGAACCAATGCGGCTTTATGAGACCACCACTTATCTGCTGAACAATCAGCTGAGAAACTGGCCGTTCTGTACCGCAGAATGTGTGTAACTTCCTGCAAACTTATTCCTTCAATGAGAAATGTTAACCTTACAGTTTCAAGAGCAGTTGGTAATGCACGGCCAAACAGACATTCGCGTAAAATATGATCTTTCTCGATAAGGGGAAGCGAAGCGGAATCAAGTGGGCCCTCTGCCCAAGTAGCTTCAAGAAATGGAACCAAGTAATTTCTAAGCTGTTCCATGGACGGTGCATTCAATAACGAAACTTTAATTGAATCCAAATTGTTCTTAAACTCTGTTGTTGGTTTTTCACCAAATCTGATCACCATTGGGTGTTTTACTGGAGTTAAATTACTATTTTCTGGCATCGTATTCCTGCCTCCTCTAACTCGTTTTTAACGTCAGCAACTCTTTGTCTCGCCTGCCCTAGAATTTCATTCATTCCGGAATTGCCAAGCGAAATTTCATTGTTGCAGTACTGAACTGTAGAAAGAACATCTGCAAGTTTTACTATTAACCGAGCAATGTGTGAACCGACGGAACATTGCATAAATAATGAACTGTACTGCTGCGGGAAATGGTCATCAATAAATTGCCGTTCGAACTTGGCAAGCAACGAATCTAGTTCAGGCATCATGACCTTGGCATCGTGTGTTATGTCATTGGTTACTGACTCTGGCGTGTCATGAACCAAAGCTATCTCCAACGCCTCTAGCTTAATTCCGGGAGAAACACCAAACTCTTCACATAATACAAGGGCAAATAGGGATGTGTAAAAGGAATGGGCTGCAACGTTTTCTGGGTTAAGTTTGGGCCAAGGGTTATACCTAACCATGTGATTAAGCCTGTACGTTCTTTTTAAAAAATCACCGTCTATTCTGCTCATTCGATACACCCTTTGTAGTTCATTTTGCCACCTGCAATTGCACGTTCAATTGCGTGTTTTGTAATTTGACTTCGTGAAAGAAATACGTCATTTCCGGATTTTGCAAGCATTACGTTAAAGTTATTATTACCAAGAGTTTCTGCAAAGTATATGATCGGCTTACCAACACCGTATGCATAACCTGCTTCCCAAATTGTACCAACGTCCTTGCCATCCGTAACGGCAAACACGGCACTTGCCTTTTTTATCGCTTTAACGTTTTCATTGAATGCTTTTTCTTGGTCATGATCGGAAGAGTTTGGCTTTAGTAAAATACTTTCTTTTGGGCTAAAAACTCTGAAGCCGCTTGTTCGAAGCGATGCAATTAACGACTCTTCCCGCTCGATCTGTTCTGGATTGAAAAAAGGCGAAGCAAAATACAAATCATACCAACAACCAGTAATGTTACTAACAAGGTAATTGATACCGTCAAACATGGTGCGATACTTTAATTTAATTTTTGATTCTTCAAAACACAAATTAAATAACCTGTTGTGCATAGTTAATGAACTACCGTGCTGCCTGCTTGATTCTTTAACGTCCGTTGGCGACATTAAAACCAACATACAATCTAATGCTGCTAAAAATTCATCAACTTTGCGATAAATATTAAAATTACTGCCACCACGTTCACAACAACCATAAACAAATTCCGTCAAATGCAACCTGTCAATGACAACATTTACGTTTTTCTCATTCAGCATTTTAAGCATGTTTAAAGTTGAATCAAACTTACCAGTTACGTAGCACGATACTTCACTATCTAGCGGAACCATGTTCCAAATATCCTTGAAGTACCAAAAGCCTTTATCTTCTAACCTTTTGCAAAGAGTTGTTTTTCCAACCCTATCAATTCCTTCAACTACTACTATCATTTGTTTGCCCCTTTTCTAGTTTTTCCATATTCTCTGCTATTTTAGTTTCAATTGCGTTGTAAAGAACACGTGCATCAAAACCAGAAAACAGGGCCATATTGATACACGAAATAAATACATCCGCAAGTTCTACCAATTTATTCTCAGGGTCGTAGTGCACATTTCTGTGCGTTTTCCACCGCTTATCTGACTTGAGAACTTCACCGAGCTCCTCCGTTATTGCCTGCATGTGATACGAAAACCATTTTACATCGTCCTTTGGTAACGTTTCACCAGTAACTAACTTTTGGAACTCGGCTTGTTTCTCAAATAAAGTCGTTAGCAAACTTGAATTACTCGTCCCACTCATCGTCATCGTCAGTGGCGCCAGACTCTTCGTCGTCCTCTTCCAGCAGCTCAACGTAGTAGTTTTTCTTTTTCTCGGGTTTAGCTTTTATGCCACGCTTTTTACATTCCTTGAAAAGTTCTTTCGCGGACATATCTTCGTAGTCATTTCCGGTTTCGTCGTCATCATCATCGTCGTCGTCATCACGTTTCTTGGACTGCTTTTTCTTTTTCGGTTCGTCATCGTCGTCATCGTGCTTCTTAGAAAAACCTTTCTTTTTCTTGGGTTCATCGTCCGCATCGTCGTCTGCATCCGGAAACGCTTTGTCAATAATGGACATTGTCTTTTTCTCGCTGAATGGTTTTGCTTTCTCATTCTTAAACTTGGCTTTGTCCATGGGCACCACACTGTATGTAAGGCCCGTGCCTGAACCGTTCTTGGTTATTACATAGTCACGATCGGTCAACGTCCCGTAGGTGTCGTACATGGCCACAAGAGAAGGTATTGGAGATGCGTTGTTTACGGGGCCCATCAGTAGTTTAACTTCTTTAGCTTCATGGTCCCATACTGACCAGACGTACTGCTTTCTGTGGCGAAGTTCTTCGTCCTCACAGTATTTACATTCTCTTTCGTATAACTCTTGGCACGGAAGGTTTACACCCAACACATAACTGTCATGGAAGTTTAACTCCAGGCCTTCCTCCATGTCCTGCAAAAAGCGAACGCGAACCTTAGTGCCTGATTTGAAGTACAAAATGTTCTTCTTGTTTGTACCTGTTTTTTTCACCTGATTTTTTATATCGTCAACCAATCCCATGTTTGTGCCCCCTATATAATTTCTTAGTACGCCTAAATGATCTATTAAATAACTTTTGGTTCATGTCCCCAGGGTCCTTAACACCAGTTGGAAACTGGAACCTAACTACTGAGAAATAATTCTTCAAATACTGAGTTCCTTTGTTTCCGCAAAGATCATTGTCCAATGCAGAAATTACTGTAGTTACTCCATTCTTTTTAAGTTTATCAATCTGTTGCTGCGTTATTTTCCACCCAAGAATGGCTGCTACGTTTTTCAATCCGAACATTTGCATTTTAACCATATCCATGTAACCTTCTACGAGAACAACTACTTTTGAATTATAGTTGCCAACTAAAGTATTGCTTCGACTAAAGCCATCGTTGTACAAGTACTTACGTTTCTTCTCTATTGATTTCATGGTGGTCCTGCATACCCAGCCTTTAAATTCCCCCATGTCAAACATTGGGAAGATCAATGGGTAATGCGGATTGTAACTAAGTTTAGCTTGGCACATAGTTAATGATTTAACGTTAAACCCACGTTGAACCATGTACTGCTTTTCTGGGCTCTGATCTTCTGACCAATCCACTGCCTTTAACCCGAAATAGTAATCTTCTGCAATTGTTAATGCATGCAAATCTATTTCGCGTCGCTTAGTCCTTGTTACAGTTTTGAGTTTCAATCTTTTAACTTTTTTACTTCGTAGAATCTTAAAATACAGTTTGCACGCATCTAACTCAGAAAGGCGTTTGTTTACCAATTTTACAAATGTAAGTGCATCGCCTGATACTGTACAACCAAAACAATAAAATGAACCTGATACAATATCAACTTTCATGCTGGCATTTATGTCATCGTGAAACGGGCAAACTAGTTTGAATTCCGAGTCACCTTCGAGCAAACCATAATAATGGAGGATTTTTGCCAAGTCCTTGCCATTTGGTTTAAACTCAATCTTTAACGCCTCGTTTCTTGGTACGAATTTGTATACTCTTTGTGATAGTTGCCGTATAACACCCAGCAATCATTTTCGGAGTTATATCACCAACGGAATACAATTGGTTCAAGGCGTCCGTATCAAGCGAAACGTTGGACGATATAAGTTTTTTGAAGTCTGCAGGTTTAACACCATTTTCCTTCAATAACTTAATTAATGCAGGCATGTTGGGCACTGTGTACTGTTTATTTGTTATCTCATTATATAACTCCGAAGTCATATTTTCCCGCAAAGCGTCAAGATCATAAATGATAGTCGCTTTTTCTACTTTAGATGCAATATACGAAATGATCGCATCCTCCTTGGATGTATCACTGCCAATTGCTGGTGCCTCAACTGATTTAACTTTCGGGTGTTTATCAAAATATAGTTGCAATTTACCTCTCAACGCATCAGCTTTGGCTTTTAAAGCCTGCGCATCTGCCTCGAATGATTTGATTGCAACTATTAACGATTCTGGTGTGTTACTCATTTGTACCTCGCAAAGCCAAGTAAATGCCGCGCGGCCAACGGGGCCCAGTTTTTACCCAAACGATATTGGAATTGACAACTTTAAATCTGATACCGTTTTTCGTTTCCACGATCATAAAATCCGGGTGAACCTCTTTGACCATTGCACTTATCACTTTAGTTTCGGATACCTTAAAAGCAACCAACTGACCAACCTGGGCGTTAGAAACGTATGAAGAGCGTGTCTTGGAAATACGTTCTGTACCAGGGTAAAGTTCGGTAGACGAGTTGTTGTCCCACTGAACTTTCACGTCTTTCGCCTCCATAGCAATCTTAGTTTCTACGGATTCTTCTGCAAATATTTCGTCCAGCTCTGCTTCACTTAACTCTGCTTCACTTAATTCAGTTTGGATTGCACCAATTCTATCTGCAGTATCCTGATTAACTACGTCAACGCGAGCATCTTCTTCTAACAGCACACTTTTTGAATCGAAAGGTGAGATATACTTCATTACTATTTTGCGAACTAAATCCATCTTTTTCATATCGTGCCTACCAGAAATGTCCAACTCTTTTGCTATCTCGAGCAACACCTTTGTGGTTTTTTGTTCATACTCTGACGTCAGTTCCGCCAGCCTTACTGTTCTTTGTGTTTCATTTTTCATTCGCTAACATCTCCCTTTTCTACTATACTAATTTGTGCACATCATGTGCAAATCTGCATCTTTGTCATTATACCATACGGTTTGTGATCTGTAAATACCCTAATTTTATGGTCGTTTAGCTGCGTAAACTAAGAAACGGAGAGCAAATGCCCTCCGAATCTATTTTAGTAATTTTTACCCGATTTGATTGATTTGCCAGCTTTCACTCTACCCCAAATTGCGATCAATCCACCAATTACGGAAATTAGTGTTACAACTAGATCGGCGAATTCTGTTTGCATTTCGGGTTCAACAGAAAACCCTATAAAACCAAGAATTGAAGAAAAGATTGCAACCAATGCTCCGATTATGGTTTTTGATTCCCACCAATGTTTTGTGTTATCCACGTTCGTCACCTCCTTTTAATTAAATAATTTGGCCCAAGTTAACGGGCCTACCCTGCCGTCGTCATCCAGTTCATTTGCTGCTTGGTAGTTTCTTACTGTGCGATCAGTTATCGGACCGAACCACCCATCGTCAAGAATTCCCAACCTGCGTTGAATAACCTTAACGTTTTCGTCCGGGTGAGGAGTTGAAGTGTCCATAATGTACTCAGGGTATGCAGGGCCTTGTGGTTTTTCCTTGATCATTTCCCTCAATTTATTCATTGAAAAAGCGTCGCCAGGGCATTCGGTTGGAGAAGCATCACCACTAACTAGAACGGCTTCACTGTGGCCAATTACATCGGCATCAGGATATAACATTTTTAACGTCTTAATTAAGTTGATCAACCCGCTTAACTGATCTGCAGGTGGAGGTGTGGCAGAGAAATTACCCGTTAGACAAATACCTATTGACTGGTTATTCAAGCCTAAACAGTGAGCTCCCTGCAGACTCACGGGACGTCCTTCTTCAACTACACCATTTGCTCTAACAACTTTATGGTACCCGATTCCTGCCCAGCCATTTTTTAAATGCCAGTCATTAATAGTTGCAGCAGAAACATCTCCCGAAACGGAATGATGAATTACTAAAAAATTGACTTTTCCTAATTGATTAACATTTTCCCACATTGCTTTTCAATCCTTTCACACCCTACTTTACTAACCAACCAATTGCACCTGTTTGCAGTGCGATAAGAAATGTTGCCCAGATTGGAAGTCTAGTGTTTAAAGCAACAATTATGACATTGATCTTATCCCACTGCTCTTTGTTCTCAATCTTGAGGCTATTTATTTCAGCCACACAACCACTGTGATCTTTGCAAGTGTTATCACCTTCCAACGTTGCTACCCCTTTCTTTACGTTTCTTTATTTATTTGTAGGTTACTCCTTATACACCCAATCGCTCGGCAAACTCTCCACCAAAGTAAATCCCTGTGCAACAAGCCAATCAGCGTCCAATTCGTCCAAGTACACCTGCATGGCGCACCGACCGTCAGCACCCTCTAAGTAGCTTACTACACTGATTTCGCTGTCGAAGTTAAACTGCGGATTCGCGCTCCCTGCCCACAAAATCATCCCCGAAAAAGGTAGAACGGGATTTTGTTTTAACAGGGTGTCTGCTTCTAGCTTGCTTGCAAAAAGTAGTATCACAGTATCACCTCGCTTGGAAAGTGCGTCAAGATAATTTCCTTCCGCGTGTCATGTTTCCATTTGTCCTTGTCTTTTTTGAGCTTAATATTTTTCGGCATCTTGAACGCTTCGATGCGTTCTGCCTTTGTTAGCTTTGATGTGTCTATGACGTTTGGTTTCATAGCGTCACCCCCCAAGCTTTGAGCCTTTTCCGTTCAGCACGTAGGACTTGTTTGTCATAGGATTCGGAGGTTGCGAAGGGGTATTGAACGATAGAATAAATAGGTTGGTTAGTGTAAAGACTTGCGGTAGCCCTAACTAATGCGCCTATACTTAATTGATTAAAAGTCCTAGTACCAGACAAAGTAGTTTCATTAGATATTTGACTTCCACCAACATCTTTTAAAGTCAATTTACCGCTTTTTACTTGCACTTTCAACAATCTAACACCGCTTATTAAAGAACCTCCAGCTATTGACGTTGTGCCATCGTTTGCACCTGCATCGTTAATCGTAGAAACAACTAAATTGCCAGTCGTAGAACGTGACAAGTATAAATACTGAGTAGATACACCAGAATTTCCGAAACTCCAGTAAGCCTCTGAACTAGCAGGAGCAGATGGATTTATGTACACAACCGCGTACAATGTAAAATCGCTATTAACATCAATCGTGTACGGCAATTTACCATATTGCGACACGGTAGGACTAGCCTTATCACCCTGCCATACAAAATCGTTCACATCACCTGTAGGAGCAGAAGTACTACCGTTGTAGCCATTGTATTTGGGCAGCATCATGTTTTGCGTACCGTCAAACCCATTAGCAAACATCTTGCCACATTGTGCTAATGTTGGTTCGAATCCTGCGCCGAATAAATCGGTGAGGTCAATGTTTACAGCTTCTTTGACCTGTATTTCTGTCCATCCTGATGCCCTAGTATCGTAGAGACTTAGTGAAGGGCTACCCGTATTTGGCGCGGTATCGATATACCATAGCCTTTCAAAATTACCGCTTCCTGAGTGAGTACATGCACTTACCCCATTATTGAGCATCACTAAATTACTGCCAGCCTTTACCCATACCGCATAAAAATATTTATGCCCTACTACTCTTGTTAGAATTTGTCTTAAAAACGTGTTTTGTGCGCTAGCAGTAAAGCTCTGAATATTATTAGCTACCGATTTTGCCGAGGTAGACCCGCTAATTGACCAGTTATCTGCCACCCCATCAGCATTAGTATCCAAAGCGAAATTACCACACAAAGCCAAATTGCTCACAGCCATTTGACTCAGCTTGCTGTTCCAGATGGACTGCAGGTCTGTGGTTTTTTCGTAGGTTGGAAGCACAGCACCTAAGCTTGCCTGTATTTCTGAGATTGTAATCGTGCCGATTGTCCCCACGTTAAACACAGGATAGGCGCGAATAGATGTACAACCTGCCGGAGCAGTAACAGTAATTGAAACTGTATCACCTACGGTATAGCCTGTTGCACCTATGATAAAAGTGGTGTTGCTTGCATCGTACAATCTATAAGTCGGCGAAACCGCCGTTCCTGCTGTAGATTTAAACCGGATAGAATAAGTTAAACCTGCAACAACGCTAAACGTTTGGTAAAAATAGTTTGTCGTTATTGTCGTGGTAATTTCCTTGCCTATCACCGTACACCCGGAAGCCTTGGTCCACACCGCATTGCTAAAATCTTCCGAATACTTAAGCATATTAGCACTTTGCATGCGATATTCAGCGACGTTGCCGAGAGGGAGAGTTGAGGATGGCTTTATCACAGCTAACTTTTTACCGCCTATTAGCATAAATCCACCCCCTTAAACAAGATTCAGTCCTAAGTCTTTTACAGTCAACGCAGTCGGTGTCCACGCGGTATTCGTCACAAGTTGAACCACCAAATCACGGCTACCCGTTGCGCCCTTGCCCTCAAGTAGTACACCATCAGACATGTGTTGACAACCTAACGTACCGCCCATATCCTCCACGGTAGCCGTAATATCAATGTATCCCTGATAAGACGCTCTATCAGCATCAGCAAGCACCCAAGGCGCATTGTCCGCTAACGCTGTTGGAGCAGCATTGTACACCCTTGCCCTGAATGTCGTCATACCGGACGGTAACGCCGCGGCGTAAATCAGCAAGCTAATTGCATTGATGCAGAAGCGTTGCCCTGCTGTGTCAAGTATGTCGGTAAAAGTAAATGTGCCTATAACATCACCAGCCGTGTAGGCCGTGGTATCATCAGGTCTGGTATTGAGTGCACGATTACTACCTGTACTACCAATTAACGATGCACAAACCTGAAGCCTACCAGCAACCACCTCCAAGTCTGCTAATTGTTCGTTTCCACTTCCATCAAGTACCGCATTTCTACTAGCATCTACCAGAAGTGCGTACGTTTGATTCTTACCCACCAACACGTTTTTGTCTGATCTCAATAAATCGCCCCTAGTTTTTGCCATTTTAATTCCTCCTTCAGTTTAGTATTTGTTTAGTATTTAATGATGAAATTTAAAGTAATATATGGTTGCAAGTTATTGTGTGCCCCACCACTGCCTGAATTTTGGTTGGTAGCTGTAGCACTTTGAGTATTGATTCCTTGAGTATAAGCGCTAGCGCCAACCACATCAGCATCGTAATCCTGCCTAATTCCATTTCCACCAGAAGACGGATTTGCTGACACATTCTGCTCATGAACGTGAGCATCTTGCGTATGCGTATGAATAGGCATTTCAGCAGATGCAAGGGTGTGTGTTTTTGCTCCTCCAGTTTCCCCTAACGAATCAAATTCTGTTTGTCCAGAATCCAAACCAACTGGCACCCTACCTTTAAGATTTGGCACATTAAAGGTGGTACTACCATCACCTGCTCCGTAGGTAGTACTGATAGCTGCGAACAGAGCATCGTACGTTGTTCTGGATACCGCAGCACCATTACACAACAACCACCCACTAGAAGCGTTCACCAAAGCGGTAATTTTTATATCCCCTGGTTCCCACTGCTTTAACCGCTCCCCGTCTTCGTAAACAGCTCCTGAAACATCTAACCCACCCTGTTCGTGTACCTTACCTACGCCTACACCGTTGTTACCCCAAGACATTGTAACTTGGCCAGTAGGGAGGACGTCTACAGACAACGCAGTATTGAACTTATCTAGTATGTCTAACCTAAAGTCGTACGACGATGTTGCTGTGTAACCGCTGAATAGATCATCTGATACACTTAATGTTAAACCACTAATTGTTTCCGTTTTCTTAGCTGCGCCCCAATCTGATGTACCCCTGACTCGAGAGTATATTTTGTAAGTAAGAGTGTTTTTCTCCACTGAGTTGATTAAACTTTGCGCACTCCCTGAACTTGCAACCTTGGCATACGTTCCCATAGGGTTGTCTGAACCATCAGAATTAGCCCTCGTTACATTAAACCCAGCAATGCTTGGCACAGAATACGCTAACAAATTCACGGTAACGTTTTTAGTTTTAGTTCTACCTCTACTATCCGTAATCGTACCAGATACCGTAATATCGCCACTTTTATTTATTGCACCTGAAGTTGCAGAACTGCTATTATAGATTACACCATCTATACTTAATTGATAACTTGAAATAGTAGAACCTTTAATTCCTGCTGCACCTGTAATCGTGCATAATATTCTACTCAGGTTTTGGACAAACAGACCAACGTTTGTGCTGACAGCTGTTATTGTTTCAGCAGACGTTATTGTTGTAAAGTCAGGTATGATTGAAACTCCAACAGAAGCATTAGCAACTTTGTTCTGGGTTGAACCTACCTGAACACCACCAGAGTAAGTTAAACAATATAAAACTACACCTATGTAAGTACCATTAGGGGTTGCGTTATAAATTATGTCCTGCTCACCAGAAGTTAACACCAAAGTATAATTGTCTGCTACGTTGGTGCGAGCACATACAAATGTTGAACCTACATAAAGATGTATATCTTGTGTGAATGAACCAGACTTTCTGTTCAGGACCACAGGAATATTATCACCTATGGTAAAGTTGTTAAACGTTGTAATGGTTGATGCTCTGGGGATTGTATCCAGTGATACCGTACCGCTACAATAAGTTGCTGTGTAAGAAGTACCAGGAATACCGCCAGTAACTGAAATGCTGATTTGCTTACTGCCATCGTCAGTGTGATAAACCCTAACTGTGTTACTTATAATATACGTGTTTGAATCTAAGCTAATAGAAACGGCAGCAGATCTGGAATTTTGTGTACCGTTAATATCCAAGTACCACGTACCCGTTCCATACGTAGTATAACTATTTGTTCTTGACAGCCTTAACTCAGCAGTAACATCTGAATAATTACCTTCAGTATTGGGTACCGAACTCCAAGATAGTGTTCCAGATATATACGCATTGTCAGTTGTTGCCCCAAAACTACCACTCGCCATTACCCCACCCACCTAACCAACGTTGTGTCAGCGTCATATTTTTCTATTTTGTGGGCACCAACAATCAAACTACTTAACACTTCCAACGCGTCAATGTACATTTTTTGGCCATTGACGTAAGCAACAACTTTACCACTATCTAAAAAATCCATCTCTGAATTGCTAATGGTAATTTGCAACGGACTGTCTGACTTACCTATTTCCAAACCATTTTCGTCAAACCTCATGTAGGTTTTCACGTCGATCATATCCGATTGCAAGTTGTTCACGTCTGTATCTACCCTGGATACCTCAAGTGTAATCTTGTCGTCCAAGGCAGTTATTGTTGATGCATGAACGGAAACTGTATTTCCAAGATCGTCTACAACTGTTTTATCGGCTTTGATTGTTATGCTTTCGTTTGCACTAATATCCAAGCCACTACCGTCTCCGCGAATATTGCCATCCGCGTCTACGTAAAAAACTGGATTGTTATTCTTTGTAATCTCTATCTTGTCACTGTTGAACGTGGATTTTGTTACTCCATCTGATCTTTCTATTTTTAACCCGTTGTTTCTTCCAATTGTGACTCCGTAGTACACATCATTCTGTTTAATTGCGTTTGCAGCTTGTTGCTTTATACTGCCTTTATAGTCAAATTCGCTCTTTTGTGGTGAGTAGGCGGGGGCGGTAGAAGTTTCTTTCAGACCACCTTTGTACATGCATTTATTAGTCAGCAACAAAGTTGTTATAACAGACAAATCACGTAAAGTAATTTCTACAGCATCGCCTACCTCCACGTCTGGCCTACCACGCCAATCCATAATAATTGGTGCGTAAGACAAACCATTAATTACACTAAATACATCATCAACTATATCCTGCGTTGCAAACGGATTGTAAACACTTAACGTGTTTTCTATGCTACCACTACCAGCTTCTAACGTTTCACCATCGGTATTGTAAACAACAACGAGTTTGGTGTATGTTTTTACATGGTTGGTTACATTACATTTAAAGTAATCAGAAGCAATTAACGCAGTAGATGTTGCCGATGCTGAGTAAGAAACGAAAGTCAATTTTCCATCTTTGGTCATTTTTACACTTGAATTATGAGCAGAAGCGATAAACCCTAACATTTCACGAATAGTAAACAATTCTACAGGGTTATAAGGAAACATGTAAGTTGGATTTATTGTAACACTGTCATCTACTACAAAACTTAATTGTGTGCATATTTCATCAAATACATTTTGCATTGTTTCCGGAAAAGTTAGTGCAGAAATATATTCCTGCTGAGTTAAAATCAATCTATCGTAACACGTAAATTTCCATACCTGATTTTGGAAATTCCTAGAATCAACGTAATACACACCAAGTGGGAGGTATTCCGTGTACCCTCCATCACCATTCATTCGTACGTATGGTTCTATTTTGGCGTTAGCTACTATTACGTCTTCAGTTTTAAGGGATATTGACAACTTGGCAGAATTTACAATCCCTAACGTAAAATCCTCAGATGCAATTACGCTATCTTCAATAGTAAGATCAATCACGGAAGTGTTATCGTAAAGTACATCGTCTATAAAAACTAACGTTTCAAACTGTCTGTCTAACTGGGATAAATACACCTTAAATAAATCTGAAATTTCATACATAATTTTACCTTTCCGTAAAAGTTACTTTCAACCCGGACCACTTTACGTCTGAACCAATGGCAACTGCAAATGGCGTAGGTCTATTTCCTACGTAAAATGTTCTGGTTGCGTAAGTTCCATCTAATGGGTCAGGATAGTAAAATTCAAAAAACACGTCTTGTATGCTTTGCAACAAAGTGGACATCTCTGACCAGCTAAGAACTCCCCACGCCAAATCTATCTGTCGCTTGACCGCAACTCTATCACGATTTAATGTGCCGTCTGCCGTCCTGGTTGTGGATTCACCATTGTCCAAGTCCAAAGATGTGACAGAAAACTCCTTCGGGTATGCAACAATTTCCACGTCATTAATTTTTAACAGCATCTTCTACACACCTCCTAGACTGTGAGCAATGTAACCCCTGTTTGTCTCTGTAAGTTATGTACAGAACTAATTATTAATCTTGCAAATTCTGTTTCGCCAACTTGTAATACAATTTCTTGTGCATTGGCAGAAGAATTATTTCCATTATTAAACCCGGGCATTGATGCCAGCGCTTCTACCATTATCGCTTTCAAGTTAGACAAAGGGCTTACAACTTCTGGGTCAGTGCGTGCATTTCTATTATCACCAACCATTGCTAGGGTTGGTTGATGAACCAATCCACCTTGTGCAAGCTTTGGAATTTGTTTAACGTTAAACCCTAGGCTTTGCCCACCATACTCGGGTACCCAATCTGGAATATCAATACGTATGTTATTCAAACTACGAATCATATAGTTTATCATGTCTATCACTACGTTTATAATTCCCATTATTGGCCTAGCGACAATCTCTACAATTCCAGTAAACACTCCCATTATGCCGCCCCATGCTTTGTTCCAATTTCCAGTAAATACACCTACCAGAAAGTCAATTATTCCACCTAATATTTTGAAAATTGACGATGCAACGTCAGCTACAATACCAATAACACTACCTATTACGTTTATGATCAATTTGAATGTATTAACGATGTTTGGGCCAAAAGCGTTAACTATGGCGTTCAGCACAGGAAATACGAACTTGTTTAATATATCAGCGGCACCAGTTATTAAACTGTTGACAAAACCAACGAACGCAGTTACGGTTGCTTTTAAATGTGTTTCCCACAACCACCTAAAGGTCGTAACGACCTCTGCCAAAATAGGGCTCAAAATGTTATTCCAAACATTTGACAGGAAAGACGTAATGTTATTCCAGACGGTAGTTAAAGAATCCCTAAACCCTTCGTTTGTTTTCCAAAGATTAACTATTGCTGCGACAAATAGCCCAACCAACGCAGCAACTGCCACGACTGGCCACGATATTGCTCCAATAGCTACACCAAGTCCTTCAAAGGCAATTGTCACACCTTGCACGATTGCTGACCATTTAGAAATAACCAAAAACGTTGTAAAGGCTGCGGCAATTCCTGCAATGCTGGCGATTATGCCATTGCTATGTAGTGTAACTATGCTTGATAAATCAGCAAACTGCTGCCTAACAGAGTCAACAAATAGTTTCACCTTGGCATTTATTTCATCTAATTTTGCGGTATTAATTGTTGGAGTTGTTACTGTATCTCCACCAATACTACCTCCACCGACGTTTGTTAAAGCATCACTTACGTCGCTTGACCCTTCAGATATATTTGACGTAAGCATGTTTAACTGATCAAACGGTGCTAATGTTTTCTTAGCCTGCTTGCCAGCCTCTTTTACGGCTTTACCCATGTCACCAATTGAAGCTGACGCATCTTGCGCAGAAACTGCCGTTTCAGCAACCTTGGATTGCGAACCAAACACCAACTCAGTAAATGCTTTAAAGTACAACGAAGCGATTTGGAGCTTGGCTATTATAGCCCCTAAACCACCAAGGACGTTGGCAAAAATATTGATAAAACCTTGCCCCATTGTTGCCTTGAACTGATTCCACCTCTCAGTTAATACCCTTGTACTGTTTGCCCAGCTATCAGATGTTCGTGCAAAGTCTCCCTGAGCGTCCTTGGTTGCATTGAGAAGGTAATTGTACCTAAGAAGAGTTTGCTCCTGTTGAGTCATCTTCTGGAATGACTTGGTTATACCTTTGGACATTGCATAAGCCTCAAGGTTTACCTGAGTCATATTAACTCCAAGACGTCTCAAAGGTTCGATCTCACCCGATAAACCTGCCTGGATTTTGTAAAAAGCGTCAGCTTGATCTAAGTTATAAAATGATGATAAATCTGCTGCAAGTTTGGTAACACCCAGAGACATATCAGTCATTCCTTGGCCAGTTAAACCCGAGGACTTGAGCATTGCACCTATCGTGGAAGAAAAGCGTTTTGCACTTAACTCGGATAAACCAAATTGATCTATAGCGGTGGTTGCAAAACTATTAACCTGCCCCGCCATTGAACCAAATGTAACGTCTACAACGTTTTGAACTTCCTGCAAATCCGATGCAAGCTTGGTAGCACCTCTTCCAAAATTAATCATTTCGTATGCGGAAAAGGCGACGCCAGCGGCCATTGCTAAATTTGAAAAGGCAGAAGCCATTCCATTAGCTTTATTAGCTACCCCGTTTAACTGTCTTTGAAAGCCGCTTTCATTGAGTTCCAAATCCAGTTTGACTGAACCAGCACTTTCGGTCACTTTGCATCCCTCCTTTTACCAAACATACTTTTTAACATTTTGGATAAATCATTCATTTCGCGATCAAGCTTGTCTTTATCTTGCAGTTTAACACTGGCCACTTTACGTTGCCAACTACTATAAATATTCCTCTGAGCGGAATTAAATGCCTGAATAACCTTTTGGTCCTGTTCCGAACGTATCGAAACTATTTGGCCAAGAGGAGTATCAGGCATCAAACCTGTAAGCAACGTACTAAACTCACACCAAGGCATTGTTTGTGATTCACTTCTAATACGAATACCGTACTGCTTTGCAAAACTTGATTCAATCAGGTCCCAGTCCTCGTAAAGATCGTACCAACTAAACTCCAGATTTAAAGGCTTGCTGAAACCGCTCGGCAGTTGCCTCATACGTTTCGCCCTGCATTGCAGCGATAACGGCAATAACTAACACTTGAAAATTATCCATGCTGTAGTCTTCAATTTTTAACTCTTCGCATGCCTCTTTACCAAGGGCCAGTTCCATACTAGCAATCATTCCTTTTTGGGACTTGACGGTAATTAACTCCTCAAATTGAAGAACAGTACTAACAGAGTTATTGACTGCAAATTTCTTGTCTCCAATTTGAATCTCCGGTTTACCCGAAGTAAGCTTATCTGTGATATTAACAATTCTTGCCACAACCACACCTCCTTTCTAAACCAAACTGTTTTTATTAGGCAACTACAGAAACAGCCGTTCCTGCTTTTTTGGCAAGGTTTGTACCGTTGATCTCAACAAGGACGATGTTATTGCCATTAGCCACAATGATGTCATCATTAATTGTGTATGCAGTCCAGCCCGTTGCTGCGCTGATAACGTCATCCAAGTCAGGAATAGAACCATTGATCTTGTACATGTAGCTGTTTCCACCAGTCAATGCTGGCGATACCGATGTGATCTCAGTGGCCCCTGCGGCAACTGCATCAGTACAAACAAATGTAAGGTCGGCCACTTCAGAACCGGAAACGTAAACAGGTAACCCATCAGATAAAACATCAAACTCGAGAGCATCAATGTTTGTACTATCCCCACCGCCAGTTGACTTAAGATCAACGATGCAATTCATGGTAAGTTTATCACCGTTTGGAAGCGTCCATTCTAGTATTGTTTCGACGTCCTGCCCAGTTTTCAGCAAAAGCCCAGCAATGTAGTCATTTCCGTCGTCACCGTAGTTTCTTTTGCCTTTAAAGTTGATTGATAAACCTTTACCAGTAACGGCACGACGAACCCAACCAGCAGTGTCCATTGGGGTCCAATCTTCAACGGAACCATCAACAGTTAGCTGAAACGTTTCCAAATCCTTTGGCTGCTTCAAGTCATTGGCTTCCGATGATCTCCCTACGGTGCCAATCTTAAAAACGTTGTTGTGGACCGGATGAACACCAGTTGTGGAAAACAATTGTAAGTTAAACTTTTTCACGTCAAGTGACCTCCCTTTCATAAAAGATTTTACATGGTATAGATAATTCACAAATATTAAGCTCGTCCCTACCTACACCAATTGGATGGCTTGATTGCATTTCTATTGTAGCAATTCTTCTCCTTGCTGGAGTTGTACCAATAAACGAATCACGTAAAGCACTCACATAATCATAAATACTATAGGCAATTCCTGCACTCACATTGTAATCTTCCGTCCAATGCACTAAAAGATTAACTGCTAATACTGAATATGATGAATTGGAAAAACCACCTATTGCATTGTTTGGAGGTGCATTTTGTAGGTATATTCCAACGCAAGATGCTGACTTGTTGATTGTGCCACTGTAAAAAGTGATCGTACTAAAATGTGTAGCAAGGTGTGCACGAAGTTCTTCAACTGTCATCATTTCACGTACCTCGATGCTTCTTTAGAGTAAAAGTGTCTAAACAAAGTTGCAGCACGTTTTTTCTTAGAACCACTAATCCAATCTTCCCACCACATACCTTGTGCATTTCTATTAATTAGAAAGCTAAAGTTATATTCCGGATGAAAGTATAATCTAGCAGCATAAGGTGTGTCGTGAACAATTTCAACCGTACCACCGTGATCTTTACTTACACCAATATTTGTTTGAATATTCTGCAGTGTGCCTTCATCAAACGGCATAACCTGAGTCGTTACCAACTCATGGTACATTTGTTCTGCAGTCATCAATGCTGCTTTTCGTTGAGCTCCTGTTAAAGCTTTAATTGCTGTCGGTTTAAAAACAATGTTCAACTTCATTGCAATTCTAACTTAACATGGTTTATTGTTCCGTCCGGATTCCGCACTCTTGAACCAGAAAATATCTTAAATACAGCACCATTTATTGTAACATTACCTGCCAAAATAGGGGTTGAAGAAGCGACATCGCCACGAAAGGTTAAGCTACCAACTATTCTTGTGGATTCACCTTCACTACTATATTTGATCTTTGACTTTTCACTAAAATTACATTTGGTTGTTTTAGTTTCCACCACACTTGGTGCTCCACCAGAGCCTAACCCTTGCGTAATTACGATGACTACTGAAGTTACGTCTAAGTGTGACGGGTAGTATAGGTTCAATCTTCATCACTCCCTACGGAACGAATCCCCCTATAAAGCAGCCCACGATCTGATAAATATGCTTTAGCTCTTGGCGCCAAATACGTTAGTGGTTTATCGAACGTCATTTTAATATCGCCCGCATCATAACTTTTTACTTGACCAACCAATGTCATACCTTGACCACCAAGCTCCAACCAATATTCAACTTGAGCACATACCGCCAATTTTGCTGCTTCTAAATTATCGGCCTTAACAGTTGCTGACATAGAGTCTGATTCAATGTTGCTCAACGTGACCTGCTTAATTAATTCACTAGCTCTTGCCAACAACCTACTGGCGTCTGAACTCAATAACTGAGTTGTCGTAAACAGGAATGTGGCCAAATCACTTGTAGTAGCGTATGCTTTATAAATGGCCATAACGTATCACCACTCTACTCTGCTGTTAAAGCGTCGATATAGTACTTTTTGTTCTGCCTCTGTTCAACTGCCAGACCACGTTCAACACACATCTTGTACAAGTCTTTGTTAGATATTAACTCATAGTCAATGTCTTGCACAACGTCAACGTCAGCTGACTCGTCATTAACGTCGTCACTTTCTTCAACGTCGTCTTTGACATCAATTTGCTCTGCAATGGGCTCATCAATAACAACTTGTTGAAGTTCAACGCATTCCTCTGCGATACCGTTTTTTATCCATCGCTTGGCAGTTATGCCTTCAACGTCATGTTCTTCGCCTTGCTGTTTGCGACCATTAAAAGAAGTAGTTTTTAGCATCAGTACTCTCAAACTCTACACCCCCTAAAAAGAATTGAAGGGCCCGAAGGCCCAACTAATGTTTAAATTACACCATTAAGTAAACGTCAACGATTGAACCATTCAGCGAACTGTTAAGATCAACAGTGTTGCTGCCAAGAGCAGTAGAGCTGACTGTGACCGTAGGGGCGGTACCTTCAAGAGCATTTCCAAGATATGCCTTTAAAACCGTATTATGTGTCAGTTTGTAAGGCAAACCAAGAACCTCACCTACACCAATTGAAACAGTTGCAGCATCGCCATCCATTGCAGGAACAGTGACCTTTGTAATTGTTTTGAAAGCCTTTGCGCCAGTAACGGTTGTCTTTGTGTTCTCAGTGAACACGGGAAGCGTTTCGGTAATCACTTCGTCAGCAAAGTTTGTACCCTCGAGCAACACCTGAACAGCTTTGATGTCAGCAGCGGTTCCATCAGTAGTTGCCGTAACAACTCTTGGGCATGTAGGTTGGGTAAATCCTGTAGTTTTTACGGTTGCGGCACCAGATGCGGTTGCAAAGAGTGCAAGAACGGCAGCTGTACCGGCAGCAGTTGCGACAGCTGCGGAATATTGAACGTGAGCAATAAAAGCTCTATCAGCTAAAGTGCCTTCCACGTCAGTTTGTATCTGTTGACCAAGGCTAGGGTTGAAAGGGTAGAAGCCAGAAAATAGATTTAATTTCAAGTTAAGCACCTCCGAATTTCAATTATTACTATTTTGGATTAAGGAGTAAGAGCAGAGAACGGGAACCGTGTTCCGGTTGCATTGATTCGATTGATTGGATTCGGAACCTGCCATGCCAGCCTCATTACTGCACGAAGAGCAACCATGTCTTGCTGGGCCAGATTGTAAACAATAGCACCAGAACCATCCTGAATTACAGCTTCTGAAAGGATTTTGTAGGTAACGTCTTGGCGTATTGCGTACACCAATTGTTTCCAATCACCACAGAACTGGAGGGCAGAAGCGGGATTCATTGCACCATTGAGTGGGAAGAATAAAGGGGCACCGTCAAGATCATACTGTGTGGCTGTTTGAACAGTTGACTTGAAGATTGGATTTCCCGCTGCATCTCTCAGGCCACGATATTTGCCTCTCATTGAAGTATGGGCTGCATGACCATTGACCATAAAGCCATCGGCTTCAACCAAAGCACACATTCCGTTTTCGCCAAGGATGTCATCATAGATGTCAGCCCCAGTTCCGAGTGCCACTGTGTTACCTGCAGCAGTTGATGCTGTCAAAAGGTCATCAGGCCAAACAGCAGGAGCGTTGGTGCCGAACATAACTGCGGCGTCAAAAGCGATTCCGAGAGCTTCCATGATTCTGGGTTTAATTTCACCCCAAATATCATAGTCAGAGTCGTCAAGAACTGCTTCAGGAATAGGAATAATGACCGCAAGTTCTTCTGCGTCAAAGTATTTGTTGCTCCACGCCATTTGCGAAGTTTGTTTTAGGCCAGTGTCGCCATTAACAAAGTACGCAGTGGGCAGAGTGCTAAGAACTGGAACACGACGTTGTCTGCGGGACATGTTCGGAGCTCTTGTTGCCAGTTGCATAATGCTGGAGAATTGAGGAACGCCTTGTACGATCTCACGAGCAACATCTTCCGGCATTAAAGCGGAAGAACCAGTACGATCAACCAAACTGTTATAAACGTCAAACAAGCTTAGATTAAACTTTCTTTCTTTCATTGGATTCATTCCCCCATGTTTTTATTAACGAACCTGAATTCCTGCCGCTCTCCTAAGCAAACTGTTCATTCCACCACCAAGAGCGGGTTCTGACTTGTCGCCTTTATGGTCCATTCCACCTTTTCGCTTACTATCCGGACTGGCAAACAAGTGAGGCTTTTCTTTCCTAAGACGTTCAACTTCTGCATCCACCCCAACCACATCACCTTTATTGGTAACACGAATATTATCCATTTTGATGAAGTGAAAAAGATCATTTGCATCAATTGCGTCTTTGGCTGCCATGACGACGTGCATCTTAACGTTGGTTGTTTCCAAGTCCTTGAGCAAACCGTTGTTTTGATCAATTTGTGTTTGCAATTGCAGCTTAAGTGGTTCGTTGTCTTTTGCAGCAATCTTCATTTGCTCAAGTTCCCTGTTTGCACCTTCAACTTGACCTTTAAACGTATCTCTTTGCGAAACAACGTCGTTAAGCCTAGAAGCGGGTACGAATTCTGCAGCCTTTTTGTCATTGATCAAAACATCAAAGCCCAGCTCACCGAGCTTAGTTGCTAATGCTGCATAATTGTCAGAATGGGTTGTCCCTTCGAACGCCTGTGGGTTTTTTTCCAAAATGTCTTTAAAGTCTGCCACTAGAGTTTCCACCTTTCACATTTTAACCGCATGAGTGCGTCATTACAAAGCTTTTAACGTCATCATGTTTGGACACATATAAAAAGGCTGCCCACACAAGAGCAACCTTAATCTTTAAGACTTGATTTTAAAAACTAATTATGTAAGAACAATTTTCCAAGCGGTCAACGTTTGCATTAAATGATCAATCCATTTTAATGTGCTTTCGGCAAAATCATCACCACAAGTTCTAACAAATACAACCGTTCCGACTATTGTTCCACCATAAATCTTTGAAGCTAAAGGGTTAATTGGTAGGCCTATCAAGCGTCCTTCCTCGTTGACCACCATTACGAAACTGTTTGGAAGTTTTAACGCTTTAGGAGATACAACCTCAATATAACCACCAACTAAAGTTTGAAAGTCGTTCAATGAGTTTTTGATCACCACGTGTTCGATCTCTCCACTAGGTTTAAGAACCACTACATTCATTCTTTTCCCTCCAAGCTCTAATTTCCATAATATCACTGCAAGAATACTTGGTTTGGAATTCTGCAATTGCTGCTGGTCTAGTTTCTGCCTTAACAATAACAGCATCGGTGTGACCAGTTTCTGGGTTTACGAAGTCGATAAACCATTCTTTCATCTGCCGTTCTCCTCTCGAGTACTAAAATTTAATACAACCTAATACTATTATATCAAATATACAGGGAATGTAAAGAACTATTTTGCAAACATTGATGCTGGTTTTTACATCAACCTTTTGGGCTCTATTTATGTATTTGTGTCAGCTCCTGGTTGATCACTGGTCAGCTTTAAAATGTTTCCATGGAATTATACCTTAGAAAGTATTTCCTTTATCTGATCTCTCTCTGGCACACTTAAATTAACCGTAAAATCATTCCAGTAGCCTAACTTGAGAAACATGTCGGGTTTAACAGGTGGGTCAGCCAACCAAGCTTCTTTAGTTCTCAAGTTTACAAGATAATACTTACCGTTCTGCTTAACTAAGAATTGACCACTGCCACGATACGCTATTACTTCAAACATTTGAATCACCACACTTTCTAATGTCAGTATACCATAAAACTATATTAACTGTAAACTATAAATCTAACTGAGTTACTTTTATCTGTTTTCTTCGCTTCTCTTTATCCGTGCCATACCATTTAGCGTCACCAACATTGTAGGAGTGAACTGATATTCCGTGTTCTTTCATTTTTTCCATAGTGCTTGGCCTAATATCTTCCAAACTAATTGATTCTATGTGTACGCTTTCAATGTCGGCAATAGTTAAACCGCCATGATACTGCGCTTCAACATACCTGATGTAACAAGTGTCTACGACGTCAACTGGGTTCATCTTTTCTACGGGCATGTTGTATAATTCTTCGGCATCTCTCAGTCTTAAATTTACAGGGTTCACATCTTCTAACAAAGAAGCTACCATTCTTTCGTTTGTTGCTGGACCTAAACTATCATCAATAGTAAACGTTGTTCTTTCACGAACATGCGGTTTTAAAGTAACAACAACATCACCATATTGCCTTGGATGTGCCGCTACTATATCCTCTACTATATCTTTATGGCCAAGATACCCATAAAATTCATAATCTTCCTTGGCTGTTCCTCTCTTTGTACCAAACAACTTATTGCTTGCTTGACGTCTAAAAGACGGGTCGTATGTTCCACGTGATCTACCAACCTCAAACTGGTTCTTAAACCTTCCATCGGCAACAATATAATTTAGTACTTCTTCCGATACCCTGGTGCGTGTTACACTATTTTCTGCCAATAACTCTAATTTGTTTTTAATTACATCATATTTTGGGTCGTTGTCGGCTGTTGCGGAAAATGATTGTTCAACATACTTCTTTTGCCTATCCTTTAAATGCTTCAACGTAGGTATGTTTTTAGTATTGACTTGCTTAGCACCTTCTGGAATAGGTGTTGGTTTTGTGATCTCGGGTTTAAAGCCAAGTATTTCTTTCGCCTTAGCAACTTCTTTTTTAACTGCAGTTTTCTTAACTGCTTTTGCTTTAGCTCCAGCAATATAACGTGGTTTAAATTCTGTCCAATTAGGCGAGCCGTCTGATCCAGCTTTTCCTGTTCTATTAACTATACTTTCTCGATCATACTTTCGTTTTAACTCTATACCAAACTTATCTTCGTATTCTTTAAGCAGTTGACGTTGTGCTGCCTGCCATTCTCTAACCTTGCCTGAAGCAAACTGATGTTCTTGTGGAGACATTGCTACAACCTCTCGCCGTTTCCACCTACGTATCTGACGTTCGTTGTGTCTTTGCTTCTGTGTCATCTCATAGGACTCAGGATTATAAGCTGATGTATCAGGTGTAGGGGCATCAGGGACATCAGGGAAAAATGCCGTAACGATGTGCCTACAATTTGGATGAAATAACCCTGAATCTCTTGCATTCTGAACTGTCGAGTAACCAGCCGTATTACCTGTTATACTAAGAACTTTACCTGCCCACGGCTGACATATAGGACATGATGTACCATTGGCTGATACTATTACAAGATCATTTCCGATCACTGCCTGACGGTCAATGTGGCCCTGCAGAGCAGCATGAGCAGTGACCGTTCTGGTTGCCATTTCAGTATATGACGCCATTTCCCAGTTTCTGCCTGCCTTATCAACAAAGCTTGTTACTCCGCGATCAGCAAATTTGTTCAGCATCCGTTGAGCAGCCTGCTTTCTTGTATCCACTCCAGCAAGAACTAACGATGCTGCCTCTGCTTGGGTTTTTCTGAACACATCGTCTACATCCCTAAGTATTTGAGCACTGGTTCCAACGATCATTTTATTGGACTCTAGGACCAAACGCTGCAAATGACCAGGAACTTCCATGTTCCTTAAAACTGTTCTTGGTAGGCCATGATCTTTCTCTGCTGAATTAACACCTTTCAAATATGAATCAACAATTGCTGAATCTACTCTCTTTGATGCTATCGTCGTCAGGTCATCTACAACAGCCTTTAACTCTGCCTTAGATGATAGAACATCTGCTAGTTTCTCGGTTGACCACGTCGGCCCTGTCAGCCCTCGAGCTACCCTTTTTGCTACCTTATCCATCATTAACATTTCAGCGTGCGAATAAATGGCAAACAACTGATCTGCTAGTAAACTATTTATTTCAGTTGATACCGTCATACTTACACCTGCTTTGATTTGTCGTTTGGATTGGTAAATAAGTTACCACCAGTTAGATCAGGTGGTTCTTGTGGGCCAAGGTTGTTTTCTTCAATGATAACTTTAACTTCCTGCTCAATTTGTTCTTTATCCCAGTCCGGGTGAAGCATAGCAACCTTGGTATAAGTGGATGCCGCCATTGCATCAGATAACAGTTTAATTGAATTGGAAAGTTCATTCACATCATTAGTTACACCATCACTAAAAGCAACTGACAGAACAGCGTCCGCGTCAATACTTCCGGACAATTCTTCGTTATACACCAATGTCATTAATTGCACCAATCGCCTTAGTGCTGGCCCCCAATACTTTTCCTTTTTGCCTTTGGTTGCAAAGCTTTTCCGTTCTCTCATGCTTAAAGCTGTGCCACTCTCAGCTCTTCCTTGAATGTTTAACCCAAAGCTTTGCGGGCTATACCCTGCAGATGTGATTATTCTATCCATTAGATTTAAACTGGTTTTCTCAAATTCGTCAGCACGTATTTCAAATTGATTAACCGTAATCTTAGCACCATCTACAGATGTAGGGTCAATGTCAAGGGTTACATAAACCATTGTATCCAGATTATGTTTTTTATTACCCCTAGCATCTACCCCAAGGAAAGATTCCGGAATAAGGATTTTACCCTGAGCTAATGCAATGTCCTTTACCCAACTACTAAATACTTCGTCTAGGCTGTCCATCAGGCCTTCAATACCAGCATAGTCTGATCTACCTAAATAGGAGTTTCTATCCAGTCTGTTTGGCAGGATATTTGGAACATACACAACTAACAATTCGTCTACCGTAATTACGTATTCCAACTGATCTTGTGTTTCCTCGATTGCTTTAAGGTTCTCCTGCCTACCAAGCCTATCCGATGTACCTTTGTACAAAGTATAGCTTATTCCACCTTTTTCATATCTTTCAAGTAACCGCCAAATAACGGAACCGCTCTTTTCTTCACGAACAACCTTCCAAAACGTAACGGCCGTTAGAATGCCAAACGTAAACTCAGGTACAGCACGATCACTCTGAACCACAACTGGTATTGGGTAATCACTGATCTCATTATCCCATGCTATTTTGATGTATACTCCACCAATGGCAGCACATGCCTCAGCACCTTCTAATATCTTTCTAAAGAAGCCGCTTTCTTCAAGCATAATGTCCATTAATGATTGCGATTTCTTGTATGTGCTGTTTGCTGATGCCTCATGTGCCTCTACTACTTTGATCGTTGGCGATTCTGAAAATAGAAAATTAGCAGATGTTTCTGCTATGTCTCCAGCTATTGGTACATGAACAACGATTTCACCTTGGTTCTTTATTTGCCTACCCCAAAATTGTTCCCTGTTGATTCCAGTGTATGGAAGATCAAGCACGTTCTTTGCCAAGTAACCAGTATAAAAGTTGGCTAATATTTCTGAATCACCAGAGTACCAAGCAGAATGCTCTGCCGCTTTCCATGTTAAAAAGTTAGTTGGTGGCCAAGGCATTCCCTCGTATATTAAAGACATTATTTTCACCTCACGACATAATAAATATAACGTTTCCTGGGTAATCACGTTCAACGGACTGCAAAGCGTTAACCAACGTTTTGATCAAAGCGAATGCCCCATAATATTTACAATCACTATAACCAATAGTATAAGTACATTTCATATAACCACGTTGCTCATCAGTTTCAACTACAACGTCCAAATTAAGTACTTTCTCTAGCCCTTCTGCTGTTGAATGAGCGAGAGCAGAGATTGCTGCACATACAATACTATTTGATGCATGACCAGTTAATTCGTAACCAATAGGCAGTTTTTCATCACCCATGATCAATTTAAAGTTTGTCACCATTTACCTCCAAAATAAAAAGGAGCCTTTTGGCTCCAAATAGGAAACTATTGTTTAATCTTCCAGGCTAGTATCTTCTTTCGTTTCAAGATTAACTACACTATCCATTAAATTACTCAAATTAATTTCTATTTCGTATATTACTTGAAACATTTCAGATGCATCCATTTGGCTCTTGTTTAGAACCTCCATCAGTTCTTCAAGAAGCTTTTGCTGATCTTCATTCATTGCTGTTTTTCTCCTCTAATCCCTTAAGATTGTATACACTATAGTTGTTGCAATGGCTACAACAGATAAGATTCCAAACACCAGAGTAACCAATCCCCAAGTGATTTTTTCACCAAATTTAGCCATTTACTGCCTTTCTCCTTTCACTGCATTAACTACCATTACTGTTTGTTTCTGCCTACTGTATTCGGATACTATTAGAATGGCATGAATTACTCCTGGTATCCAACCCAGACATGTAAGTAATAGATTGAGCATAGATTGAAACGGCTTCTTACACAGCAGAACTGCAAGTGGCGGAAAAAACAAAGCTAAGAAATACATAACCCTTCTCCTTTCAAAAGCTATAATAAAGGCCGTTCTAACTTTTTTGTGTTCTGAACTTCAGTAACCACTAAAATCAAACGGCCTTCCTACCACCAGTATACCATACTGTATAATATAAGTAAACGTTTATTATGCCGCTTTCCTTTGGTTCTCCACTATCAGTTTCTGTAGTATCATTCTAATACCATTAGCTACATACCTTAAAGCATCCAATGCATGGTCGTTCTGTTTGATTGGTTTATCTTCACCACGTTCTTGTGCTTTAGGGTCCCAACTATAAGCAGATAACTCTCGAATAGTAAACTTACAATGGGCCAACACTCTCAACATATCGTTATCAATTACAGAGCTTATTAACTCAATGCCTTTAAGCACCTCATTATCTGCCTGCCATATACCTCGTACACCTTCTTCGTGCATTTGCAGCATAAAGCCTTTAGCGGATGGGTCAATGAATTTCTTATCCGTAACTACTGGCATCCCTTCTACACCATTTTTGATCAACCACTTTTTAAAGTCTTTGGCGTACTTTGAAGGGGACTTTTGAATCTGTGATTCTTTGCCCACGTGATAGTATTCGTCTAGTATATATAATCTATCATCTGAACCAAGGCCGATCAGCAGGAAGACTGTGGCATTGCTCTGACCATAATCTATTCCTACCCAACGTTTGTTGATCTTTACTCCTTTGGGTACTCTAGGTATAACCATTTCTTTCCGGAACATGGAGTAAATAATACCTTCTGCTACTACCCATAAACCTAATATATATCTATCATAGAATACACCGCTAAAGCTACGTTTATACCGCTCTTTTACTTTCTTGGATAGTGACGGATTGTCCTCCATTAGAAAGCTTATTCTTACTGCATTCTTGGCATCTAACTGCTCTATCCACTCCTTCATAAACCAATGGAATGGCCCATCAGGATTGCAGTTAAACCATATCTTAGCATCTTCAACAGAACATCTAGCAACGCATTGGTTAACGAAGTTCTCAGGCATTAGTGTTACTTCATCAAAGAAGAAGCCAGCTGCCGTGAATCCAGCTACATAGTCCTGTGATCTTTCGTCTTTACCACCAAAGATATAGTAGTAGTTTTCTACATCTCCTTTACGAACAACGAAAGCATTTGAACTATCCGTATCAGGTATTTTAGCAACTGAATAACCACGTAGTCTTAACATTAGTTTTAGTAATAGCCAAACATTTCGTTTAAAGCTTCCAACTGTCTTTCCAGCCATTCCAAAGTTTACATAGTTAAAGTTCTCCATACCCCACAGGACGTAAGACAGGCTCATTATAAGTGACTTCCCGCTCCTAACTGCTCCGTCTGCTATGATAACGTCTTTCTCAGCGTGTGGGGAAAGAGGCTGGCCAGTTTTTTCGTTTACCCCTTTTACCCACCATGTTAATATTTGCCTCTGTTTTTTACTAAAAGGAACAAACCTAAATGGTGCTTTATTTGCTATTGCCATTGGAGTTCTTTCCTAGTGGGCTACGTTTATTTCTTTCGTTTATAACATATTGGTCATAGTTTTCCATTACTATTTCTACTACGAATTTACTAATAATATGTACTAAATCTATTTTGGGCCTAAAGCCTTTTACTCTCAAACGTGCTCTATGCTGTTCAGCTTCCTGCATCCCTAAACATAGTATCTCTTTGGTTATATCACCTTCACTCCAATGGACTGCTACGCGTTTAGCTACAGGGTTAGGTATAGCGTTTATTATTGATGCCATCTAACATGTACCTCCATAATTTTCATGTCCAGTTAACGGAACCACTACAACTTCTGCTTTACAATCATTTATTGCTATAGCTTCTATTCTAGCTAAATCAATTATAACGTTTCCGTCTACCTCTTTAAACGATACAATTTTTTTACCAACCATGTCACAGGTTAGTTTCCATGCATGTTCTAATTGATCAAGTGAAGATTCGGTTGCTGTTCCTTGAATAGTTTCACCAGACTTCAACCATATAATAAAGTCTTTCACTACAATCACTCCTTTGGCACTGCTTTAACGTCGCAGTACGAATCTTTCTTTAATGTGCAGTCGGAACAGCAGGATTTGCAATTCACCTCTGCCAATGAAATGTGTTTGCAAGTCGGGTTATTACAAGCTTTATTTATTAATGAATTTTCAATGCAAATGCAAGTTCTGTCGTGGTTAATTACGGCGTTCATTGCATTTACCTTTTTCTTTAAATTCTCTGTTTGGGTTAGGTATCATTATTTCTACGCATCTTGTAGGTATGTAGTTATGACAGTATTTGGTGCTGCATTCATCTCGTGCACATACCACAACTCCATCCTGCATTTTAACTCTAACGATCTTTAATGACATGGGCTCCACCCGCAAACAAAGCAAATGATGCAACCACCAGTGCGTGCTAATTCATTTCCGCACTCAGGACATATCGTCATCGCCTTCACCCCATACTTCTTCAGCAGTACCGCGTAAAGCATCAATAAACCCATCGTCAATAGTGTCTGCAATTCCCAGCCCTGATTTAAGTTTATCAAGTTCCAGCCTTTGCTGAAGTATTTCGATTTTACGTTCTTCGATCTTCTGCTTCCAATCAGCAGGCATTACGTCAAAATAACGTTCTAGTTTTTGTGCGGCTGCAAGGCGATCTGCAAGCTTTATGCCTATTCCGTCTCTGCCCTGCTTAACCTCTGTAACTAGTTGACCATCAATTTCTGCACCATCAATCAACTTTACCCTACCGTTTTTTATCGTCACAAAGTCTGTAACATCTGCAAATGCTATTCTTGCATACAGGTCAATGATCTCAGCAGCACTTATTATTGCGCCTTTAGCTGCTCTTGCTTTCAACCACATAATGTACCGATTTACGTCAGCAATTTGCCTTAGTTTCCAACCAATACCGTGTGATGATTTGTGAGCATACCCAGCCTTTTTAGCAGCCAATATTGCGTTGTTAGTGCGTGAATAGTTTTCGCAAAAGCTGATCTGTTTGTCAGTTAAGTTTAAAGTGGCTTCCTGCCGACTCATTTTTAGCAATTCTTCTTCAGTTTCGTCCGTAAATAGTTTACGATAAACAATGGGCATAACGTCCTCCTCTTAATTGGGTAAAAGGAGGCTGTTAGCCTCCAATCACTTATCTATTATGTAGTTTAATCGTTCCGCCCTATAACCACGTTTAATTGAAAGCTTTTCGTCAACCTGACTGTTAAATGCCACTAGTTTACATGCATTGCAGTTGTACTCTTGGTTGACGTAAAACGATTTATGAAATGATTTGCATCTTTCACAGAACTTAGATTTAAGACTGCCACTTTCCAGGGCTGCAAACAGTTCTAACTTGAAAGTTGGTAAGTCGGTATCTTTCACTTTCGTAATTCTATGAAATGAATCTCCAACTTCAACTTTGCCGATCACGTGTTGTGCAAGCCATTTGCAAGCTTTCAAATATGCCTGTTTTGATACTTCGTCATTAAACTGCCTTTCAAAATACTTAACGGTAAATTGCATCTCTTTTATATCTCCCCTATTCTAATGTAGATTCACCTTTGGAGAAATTCAGGAGCTGACCAGCTGACAACCAGGAGCTGACGTTTATGACATTTGCTCTTTGATTAAGTCAACCTGAGCTCTTGCGAGTATGTCTGCTTTTTCATTAAATGTATCGCCTGAGTGGCCTTTTACTTTAATGATACGAATATACCTTCCAAGCAATCCGAGCAGTTGCAACCACAAGTCTTTGTTCTTAACGTCTTCACCACTAGCTGCTTTCCAACCATTGTTTTTCCATTTCTTTAGCCATTCTTTACCAACTGCATTTACAACGTATGCGCTATCAGAGTAAACGTCAACGTTAGCATGTCCAAGCGATTTAGCAAAACGTAATCCTTCAACTACTGCCTGCAATTCCATTCTGTTATTGGTTGTCCGTTGATCATTACCGTCAATGGCGACTACTTTGTTTGGCAGTAGAATGATTGCTGCCCAACCTCCAGGGCCAGGGTTGCAGCTACATGCACCGTCTGTATAAATTCTTACTTTCATCGTTTACCGTCCTTGTATTTTTTTGACCATGAATACATAAGGAGCAATACTTTGGCAAAGCCTTCAAACATTGATAAAGCATATATTGTGTCAACGTGTTCATGTGTGTCTGACGTTTTCACCATGAATGAGTAGTATTTCGGGTCACCACTAACTTTAGGAGTAGGCATTATGTACGATAGCATTATTGGGTATTTCTCTTCGTGTTTTGCCACTAGCTTTTCAAGGTCTGACATGTTCACTTTTTCTCGATCTTCAAAAAACGGAAGTATTAAAAGTGCATTCTGCAGTTTCTTTGCGTTTTCCTTAACTCTCATGTCGAGTCTAAGCAGTTCTTTCAGCGTCAACTAATCTCAGCCGCCCTTCTATAACGAAAATGGAAGGGACCACTTTTGTGGCCCCTCCCGTATTGATCGGTGCCGGAGTCTATTTAGACGTCCCAGTCATCGTCGTCGTCATCGGACTTTTTACCTTTTTTAGTTTTCTTGGCTGCTGGCTCATCGTCGTCGTCAGCTTTGGATTTTTTAGCAGCCTTTTCAGCTGCTTTTTTGGCAGCTTTCTTTGCAGCTTTTTCTACCACTTCGCGAACAGCGTCTTCGTCTTTGAGCTCTTTCTTGGACAGGTCGCTCAGGTCAATTTCGTGTTCCTCAGCGTACTCTTTCAGTTCGTCAAGGTCCATCTCGTCAAAGTCAGGGGCCGCTTTCTTGTCTTTCTTTCCTTTTTTAGGAGCTGGCTCATCGTCGTCATCGTCATCAGCTTTGGCTTTTTTACCGGATTTTTCTTTCTTTTCCTCTTTAGGGGCCTTAGCAGTCTCTTTCTCCTTCTTGGAGGTTTTTTCAGGAGTCACGGTCGGCTCATCGTCATCACCATCAGCACCGTCGGCAACCTCACCTCGGAAAACGGATTCAATCTTTCTGGCTGAAACGTAATCGGGGATTGCATCAATGATCTCCAGTAAACCTTGAATATTGCCAGGAGCCGCTGCTACTAGGAATAGAGGATAACGTCTGCCGATGTCAAGAACTGCCTCTTTGTCTCCGGATTGGATTGCGCGAACTGCGTCGCCTACTAACCATTTTTTCGCCATTTGAATCTTCCTTTCTTGTGCGTTTCGCACCGCTCCGTAGAGCTTTTAATTTTACTTTATTTTAAGGCTTGATTTGCCTTGGGTAACTTTAAACCACTATACAATTTTGAATATCCTGATACACCCGTTATTTACCAAATCGGTATAATATTCGTTGTCCTCTTCGTCACGAACAGTAAGGGTGTCCATATAACCTTCCTCATCGTAGAAATACACCTTGTTACCAATCTCAAACATCTTTCTACCTCCCTAATCTTTAGGACTAATTCTGGTCGATCAAAGCGACCACGTTATAAGTATACCATAATATACATGATCTGTAAACGTTTTATTTCAACTATTTTCGACTATTTGAATTGCCTCGTTTAATGAATCCCTAAGGTTGTAAAGGTTCTCTAATGAGTCTAAGTGCATCGCTTCCTTCATAAACACCGACGTTCTTCGCTTACCTTCATTAACTACCAATTGCTGTGCTATAGTGAATCCACCGTCTCTAACGTTTTGGCTCGTCACAGCAAATCTTGTTTCTTGAATCTTCGCTTTAGACAGCTGAACGAAGTTGTTAGCCATCCTATTCGTCATCCGCTTCTGTTTCCGCTTCGATCTCTGCTTTCATTAATAAAGTAAATCGTTCTGTTTTGGCCAAGTCGTTGATATTGTCTGCCTCAACGTAGTCAAGCTGCGAATTGAATTTAAGAACCGCTTCACCATCGTGATCAATGGTAACGTTCTTTAGCATCAGCATTCCTAGTTTTATTGGTTTGTCGTCCTCGATCTTTGCCATAATTGTAATGTTCACGTTAAGCATTTGGAGGGTTTTAACTACTGATGTAAGTTCGTCGTAAGGAAGTTTAAAGCTAAGATCAACTGCGCCGTTTGGTTTAACTGAATGCCCGTGGTATTTACCTACGGCTTTTACTTTTATTTCTGGCATAATGTTCTTCCCTTTCTGCATGGTATTGTTCTCTGTTTCCTGAACTGATTAACGCTACTTTCCTTTCATGTTTAACATCTTCTATTAGTATTTGATCGGTCACTTCATATCGCCCTGTTTGGATGTACTGGGCCAAGTCTGGTAGATCAAGTGGCCTACATAATAGATACACGTCATTCGTTTCTAAGAACTGAACAAAGAACACTGGCAGCTTGTGGCTGACCAAAGCATTGTGTTCTAGTTTCTGCAAGTCCAGCATATTAATTCGTATGCTTTTTGCATCGGTTGATTTTAGCTGGGCAATTACATGTTCACTCTGCCCATCTTCTTTTTCAATCCAGCCAGCACCTGAACCTTTAGTTGGTTTTAACCCTAGCGAAGTCATTACCTCGGATTCATTTCGTCTGTAGAACTTGCCTGAACGTTTTACAGCCACTGAGATAAACACCAACCAATAATTGCTATACATTCCACCAACAATAAGGCTGCAGGTATTCTAATGATTAAACCACCATTTTCAATAGCGTCTGCTAACATGTCGATCATCACCTGTATCCTCCAATACTAATTTTTCAAACGTTTCCGTTGTGTCTCCTGCTCTGCAATTTGCTTCTGAACAAACCTTAATTAATTTGATATGTGTATCCGTTTTGTGAATCCTGAGCGATGCTCTACTCTGGCACACGTTGCACCGAATGCTTATCGTTTCCATCATGGGCAAGTTGATCACTCTCCCTTTGTGTCATTACTTCACAAGTCTTGGAGTGCATTTGACATGGGCAGCACGCATGAAAGCCTATTTTGTATTGCTTATGCGGTTTGCCATTTTTGAGCACGGTGCATTCAAGTTGCCCGTTTTGTTTTGATATACCCAACAAAGTATATCTTCTGAATACTTTATCCATCTCTAACCTCCTTTAACTTGACAATTTGCATTGCCAAATGTTCCAGCTCGTTCTGCTCTTTACTTGATAATTTGCTATAAAGATCAAAGCCTGTACTACCATCAAAGTCCTTGAAGATTCTATACCAACGTGAGCTCCTGAAGCTCTGCCTGTCAGCTTTGATCAGCTCAATCAATTGGTTACTATTCTGATCATACATTGCATCGCTGACCACTGAGGTGTTCAACTCATAATATATAATACTGTGAATTATGAGCCACTTTTGAAGGAGCTCAATCTTTGTTTGGTTGCCCCAGTACGGATTCTGGAACTTCAACTATTTCACCTCCACAAAGTGCACCTTGAAGCCTTTGCGTTTCCATTTGTTCTTTTCTGAAAGCATTTTAATTCGATCTGTAAAAACGTCTTTTCTCATTTCAATCGTGTTGCCTTTCTCAAGTGCTACAATTGCATTTACTCTCTCAGCTTTGTATTTATCCTTTGCGATCTGAATTGCAACGTAAGCTGCATGCCTAAGCATTGACCATACGCTTTCACCTATAGTAACTGCGACTACGTCCATTTTATTTATGTCCATTTTATTCACCTCCCTCAAAGCCAAAGGGCTCAGGCTTTATGCCTGAACCGCTTTTAGTGCTTGGTGGTATCTGGTATAACCGTTTGATTGGAAGGTTCTTACTGTATCTTTGTCCATTCCTTTAACCACTGCCATCAGCATTACGTCAGTCAATTCTAGTTTGCCTTCAAGTTTGACCACCATTGAAATGCATCTGTAGGAGAATGTAGCTCTAACTCCTTTTTCTTTAGCCTGTGATCTCAGGTCCCGTATGAAGGATACCAGATCAGCATTTCCCTTAGCAAGGTGAATCTCAATTTTCTCGCTGTAGTCGAATTCTATAATGCTGAATCTATCAAGTGTAGCTTGGTCTAGCACCAATCTGCCAGTGTACTGTTCGTCAGCACCTGAACCAACCGTATTTCCTGCAGATACCACTCTAAAATCTTCGTGTGCATCAACCTTGCCGTTCGGAAATTCAAAGTACCTATTGGCGATCGCCGCGTTCAGTAGAACCAGAACTTCAGGTATCGAAGCGTCCATCTCGTCGAGGAAGAATAAACCACCGTTTGTGAAAGCTTTGTAGAATTCTGTTTCGTGGAATTTTCCACCAGCATCAATGAATCCGGTCAGTTTGAATTCTTGCTGCACTGAATTTGTGAAGTGAAAGTCAAGTCCGAGTTCGTCTGCGATCTGTTCAAGTGTGTGGTTTTTACCAGAACCAGCAGGGCCAACCAGATATACCGGAATGTCATTTTCAATGCAGGTTTTGATTTGTATGTATTTTTCGTGTTTAACCACGTCGTCCGTATCTTCAATGAATACCATTTTCGGGGAAGCGATTAGCTCAGCTGCCTTGACGACTTCTTCAAAGGTTTTGTATTCGCCAGTTTTGTAGTTACCGATCCATTCAATACCTTCAGCTCTGTTGCCGTTCCAGGTGAAGCTGAAAACGTCAGTGTCTAAGTTAATGAAAGCTTTACCAGTTAGTTTCTTGGAAGTGTGAATTTTGCGTTTGTGATCTTTACCATCAATAGTACGTACGAAGCAGTGTCCCTCGTATTTCCAGCTTTTCTCGATGTGCTGAATCTTCGCTGCTTTGATTGAACTAATCATTGTCGATGCCATGTTTGTTTCCGCCTTTCTAATCTTAGAACTAATTTGTGGCCATGTGTTTCACCACATTTATAGTATATCATAGAAAACAGGGGGCGAATACCCCCTTTTGAAAAGTTTTTCAATTTATTTGCGTTTTCTACTTCAACTGCATTTGTTTTATTGCTTCGTCTACATCATTTATTACATTGTGGAGATAATATTCTCCCGGGTTCAGAAGTTTTTTCACCACATCTACATTTTGGATTGTAATTCCCATATCTGTAATTTGCCACGTCGTTGGTGTAATTTGTGGGTGTGTTTCTCTAAAACTAAAAACCAATCTGCGAAGCATTGACGGGTGAACTAAGGGGAAAGCGACTTTGGCGACGTTTAATCTCTCAGAGGCGTTTTTTATTCTCACCCTACAAATTATTGTGTTACCTCTTCGATCTTCTACTGGGGAAATAATATCTAAGTTAACTCTGTAACCTTGTGCCTCAACCTTTTTCACTATCTGAAGTGCCCTAGTTGAATACTCAATAATATCATTTGATTTTATGTGACCTAAATAACCAATGTGTTTTACGATAGTAATTACTTTCTGCTTTTGAACCGCTTTAGATTGGTTCACCATGCTCATTGGATTGCCCTGTAAGTATCTCGGTACCGAAGCTTGAAAGCCTGCCACATCGTATCTCGATCTTGTAGTTGTTTTTGTTTCAACTTGATTTGCCATTAGTTTGAGTTTAGTTTCAATTTGTGCCGCCACCACATTCCAACCATTCTTTGCCAAATCAACAGCTTCTTGAAAGTTTGACGTTTTGTAGAATTCTCTGTCCGTATCACGTGATGCCAAACGCGAACCTAAGAATCTGTCGTTTGTTTGTGCCTCATTAAGGTAGTTCAGGAATTCGTGCATGCTTTTGAATTCTTGTGATGTAACTGCCATTTGGTTTTCCACCTCTCTAATCTATAGAACTAAGTAGCATCATTGGGTGCCACATTCCTATTGTATCAAATAGCAATTGGTGTGTAAACGTTTATTTTCATTTTCACACCAATCGCTATTATACTATATATACTATACTATATACTAAGCTCTTGAACTTCTTCGTAAAGTGATTCAACGAATTTAACCTTGCGTTCTAGCTTTTGCATTGTGTGTTGCTTTAACTGCTTATACCACTTTCTAACCGCAGCTCTGTCAACCTCTTCGGTATCCATTAGAAGGTAAACGTGAGCCGAGCACATTCCCGTGGTAATGATCGTATCCAAATCACATTTGCGAATTACGATTTGCTTCTCTGCACCAAGAATAGGATTACTGTTTCCGTTCCTGATCATCATTTTGGTTTTTGTTTCTGCCAACACGTCAAACGTTTTGTGGCGTAACTTGATTTCTCCATCTTTCCTGCATAGTGCAATCACCAATAACTTCTTTTTGTTGTTCGTTTCCATTTTATACCGCTCCTTTAAATTTAGTATTTCCCGTGTGTTAAATATACCAAACTAAAGGATACTATGATACGGGGTAAAAATGGCATCTACTGTCTATTTAATGCTCACGTTTTAACATTCGTGTCGACTTGGGGAGAAATGCGTACAATGAGATACAAGCGCTATCTGCTGCATCATCATCATATACAATATTGCCTTTTTTGTTTTTACTGGATACGTCAAAGCCTAGACGTTTGACATGCTTGATAGTTTTCAACTTATTGCTTTCCTTACTTCCCTTTGATGTACCTACTATCTTTGACTTCCATGCTCTGGTATCAACACTAAATACAGGCACATCATACCCTGCCGCTACATCTACGATCACTGCTATTAAAGCTGCCGTAGCCTTAATATAGTTCATTGAAAGAAAGGCATCCTTACCACTGAATGTTCGTATTCTCTCTACTATAATGACTGTCCTGGTGGACGTCTGGCGAGACGATGTCAGCACCTTATGAAGTACTTGAGCAATTTCCCGCCTCTTATCTGTCTTTGTGGTACATCCTTTGAAGGGTATAGAAGTAACCTTCTTTAATACGCCATCTGCTGATATTGATATACCTGATCTAGTATATGACTGATCAATACCTACTGATATTAACTTATACAAAACCGTTCCGCCAATTCTGCCAATACATCACCATGGCACGGTGCTGGTTTACAGGAACAACCTAGTGATCTTCCGTAGAGCTCCCACAGATCGCCCATCAACTCTGGGTTGTTAGACACATATTGTCGGTAGAGCTCGATCACTTCTTCTCGTGTGCCATCCTTACCGATCATAAAAGGGTTGCCCCACTTCGTACCCCTACCTATATATATGTCGTACTTTTCAAAGTGGCGATTAACAACTTTGGTTAGCACCAAGCCTCACCCTTCCGATGCCAACATTAAAGCATGCATCTCGCATATTACATTTCACCGCTCGTTTACATGATGATGAATCACATATACCTTTTACCATTTTACTGTTCTGAATCAGGTTTTCCTTGTACTCCTGAATTGCTTCTAATCTTTCAATATACTCCAGTACTTCTTCACGTACGTAGTGATGTACGAATATTTTAACGTTCTGCGTGTTTTTATCTTCACATAGAACAAAGCCACGTTCATACCCAGCTAGATGCATGTACAACTTTAGCTGCTTGGCACCTGAAGGATGCGACGTCATCTTTTGAAACTGGAATGAATTTACTGATTTGATCTCAACTACATATTCGTACTTGCCGATCTCAACTGGTGCAGCATCAGGTGTGTAACTAAGGTCGTACTTCTTTTTAAACTGACTTACATCTAAGGCATCCATATCGCATAGACCACCTCTGAGAAACAACCTCTGCCATTTCTGGTGAATCGAATGCCCTTCTTCAAATATTCGCTTTAAGCCAATTGGTACGTTGTCGCCCTGAATCTGTTTGTAGAATAGACTAAGAACCTGCTGTTTGTAGCAGAATTCATTCTCAGGTACTATTATTGACGATGCGTGAAGTCCGAAC